ATACTCAACCGTGTCGAACTCGTTCGTCTGGTTGACAGGCAGTGGCGCGTAGTAGCTATACGACGTGATGTTGGGGTTGCGGCCGACCGTCAGCGGATTGGTGATGTTGTAACCACCATCCTCATACTCCACGCGGTCATTGGCGAATGCCCACGCCATGAGCGCGTTCGACTTGATGCTCGCCATGACCAACTTGCGTCGGCTCTTAGTGAGCGTCGAGTTCAACACAGTTGCCATTGCTGGCACGTTTGATGCGATTGCCATCTAGCAGCTCCTACTGCAACACTATCCCGCTTTCCCTCATCGTGGCACGAATGATGTCGCTCCATGATGAGTTCTCGCTGAACTGACCGCCTTCGTTTGCTGGCGCTGCACCGTTCGCCTGCGAGGATCGCGAACCGGGCAATGGGCGGGTCTGCTGCTGTGTCGGCTGCTGTGTGTCTTGCTGACGAGTCGTGAGTTGCTGCTTCAACGACTGTCGTGGATCGAGTCCGTTCGCGTGTGCCCACTGCACCATCATCAGGTAGGCACGGTCGAGGGACAGATTGGGCTGACCCTGCAACATCTCAGCGATCACGTCAAGGTTCACCTGACTGTCTGGGTTCGCACCGATGAACTCGTCAAGCTGGCCCCGCGCCTGCTGCTGGGCCTGGGCCTCAGCCTGCCGTTGCCTATTCGCATCGGTGATCGGCTGCATCTTCGTATCGATCATGCGACTGATCGCGTTCATGTCCATTCCCTGAGTCACGCCTTGCGAAAGGAATGGGATCTGATAGCCTTTTGACTTGACCTCCTCGACCAGATACTCAAGGGTCTTGACGGGATCACGCATAAAGTCCGACATGACCCTGATGGCGGCCACTTGTAGCTCAGGCGGAACATTTAACTGTTGCGCTGTCCGAGTGACTTCATTGCCACCTTGCATTTGCTGCTGAAGCGCACCGATCTGCTGGCGCAACTGAGCATTCTCGCGGGCATGTCTCTGCCCCTCTTCGAAGACCCGGCGCTCGATGCCCCCCTGCGCGACCACCCGACCCGTTACGGGATCGACCAGATCGCGGGTCCGGCCGTCGTTGGGGTTCTGGACCTCTACGTAGCCGTCGTGTCGCCGTGGAATACCTTGTTGAGTAGTCGCAGTCTGTCCGCCAGTTGGTGACTGCGACGGCGGTGCACTGCTGCGACCACCTCCACCACTGCCATCACTGCCACCAGAATAACCACCACCACTGCCACCGACATCTCCACCTCCCAAGTCTGGTATGCTGTCGAGTATGCCTTGCTCCGTCCTACTCTCACTCATGCTGCTGCTCCCTGCGGTGACGCTGGTATCGGAGTCGGACTCCCCTGCGTCGCCTGCATCATCTGTTGCAATATCTGTTGCGGTGGTATGCCCTGGGCAAGCGCATTACCGATGGCACGTAGCATCTGAGGTGGTAGGCGCTCCAATGCCTGTGTGACCATCTGCGCTATCTGCATCATACCACCGCCCGGTGCTGCTGGTGGTGCTCCAGGCTGTGCACCCGGTTGCTGCGGGATACCGCCGCCTGCTACACCAACACCGGGAGCGCCACCTTGTCCAGCAACAAGTGTGCGCTCAACCTCTGCTTCGATCTGATCCCAGTCTTCCTTCTGTATCAGGAAGTCATCGAAGGCTTTGCTGAACATATCGAGTGTTGACTTCAACACCGTGGCCGGTGCAGCCTTCACGAACTGTGCTAGTATCTGCCCGACCTGCACAGCTTCCTGCTTGCGTCCCTGCGAGGTCAACTTCTGTGTGCTGCCACCGACGCATGACACGCTCAACTGCGCGAAGTCACGCAGACCATCGAGTGGCTTCCAGAATGTGGACACGTCGAGGCCAGTCAACTGCTGCACAGTCTCCTTGTCCATGTAGCGCAGGCACAACTGTGCCACTTTCCACCCCACATCACCGAGAGCGTCCTCGATAGCATCAAGACGCATGTCCATGCGTAAGTTGCCCATCGTGCTGTAGTAGTCAATTGCCTTATTCGTCGTGTTAGTCTTAAATTGACCACCGCGCTCAACTTCATTGCTTGCTGTGATGCGATCAACCGACGCATAGAGGTCTGTCTTGTCGAACAGTTGGTGAAACGCGACACTCGGTGGCGGTATTGAGAACAGTATCTTCTGTGGATCAACGCCATCGGGAACATTAACCGGAACAGCCATCGCACGCGGGCCATTGAGGATGTCATCCGCAATGTCCTGCGTGATACCCGCATTGGGATTGAAGAAGATGTTGCGCCGCGCCCATAAGATCGCCCTGCGCTTCTCGTCGTTGATCTCATTGATCTGGTCCTGCTGATCCAGGTAGTAACTGACCTCACCCTTCGTGAAAACACTCGTTGGCGAGTCATGGAACCACATTGGCACGAGTGGGAAGAAGCCTTGCAGCAGATATGGGTCATCCCACACCCAGATGGGCCACTTCCAGTCGTTGTCAGCATACATCTCAAGCCGACGCGTGCTCTTGTCCCAGATATACCACACTTTCGTGCGTTTTGCGCTCTCATACGCCGTCTGCGTGTCGAAGCCATACGCACTATACGTGTTATTCGTCTTGTCGAAGAGCGTAAACTCGTCGTTGTCACCTCCACTGCCGCTCGAACCGCCATTCAGGATGTGTGTCGGCTCGTAGATGCTCTTTATCTCCTCGCTGTCGTCGGTATCAGGCATCCCGAACACCGAATTGATGTATTGCGTCGCCAACATGTCCTCAATCATGACCCATTGTGCGTCACCGAGGAACGGGTCGCAGTGATCTGGGTCAACCAACACTTGGTGAGGCATTCTCACACGCACGAACGGTCCACTCGGCTGCAAGAACTCCACTTTCTCTTCCAGAGCCACCAAGGAAGCCTCAGCTTCCTCGATATCCTCCTGATCCTCTGCCTCGCGCAGCTCATTGCTGAGTCTAACCAAGTCTTCCATCGCTTGGTCACTGCTCTTGTCCTTCGTGACGTAGCCAACCTCGAACCATGCGTGGTTGGTCAACAGTGCAATCAGCACATTCTTCTTTGCCTTGGGCTTGATGTTCACCCCTGGCGCCGTCTTCATGCCAAACAGCACGTTCACCAGCCGCTCGACAGCGCGCGCATACGCGTCATTGTCTACATTGGCTGGGTTGCCAGTGCCGGCGTCACCTGTTGGCTCACTCGTGACACTGATGATCGGGTTCTTGGCATACAACTCAGGCACTTGCGCATTGATGTTGCTGAACACCACGTTCTCGGTGCTACTGAACTTGTCATTCAGCCGACGCGCGATGTAGCGATTGCCAGCATAATCAGGAGTGCTATTGCCATCCCGATGACTAGACTGATCGTGATTATAATAGCGGATCGCTTCGTCCCACGCATCGATCAGATCCCCCATCTGCTTCTGCACCGAGTCCTTGCGTGACTTCCACAGCGGCCCACGCTTGCTCGACACAGGGATGCGCGACTGCGGCATCATCTTGTAGACAGGCATCTGCTGCTCAGGCTGGAGTCCGACTCCGCTCTGTGTCAGTGACTGCTCTAGCGGATCACCAGGATCAGCGAACTCAGGCTGCGGCTCATCCGCACCAGCCATGTCGTCATATGTGCCGCTCATAAGTCTATCCCCGGCTTCCTGTAGCCATACCGCATCATGAGCCGATCCATGAAGTCATACTGCGGCTCACGCTCATGGCTGTTGTATCGTGACCACGGTGGCGCTGGAACGATCCTGTCGAGAGGCTCGACCTTGCGCAGTTGCAATGCATTCGGTATCTCACCGATCCTATCGTAGTCATCTGGCGTAGCCGTTCCCAACTCCTCACCTGCGTATGCTCGCGGGAACCAGGTAGAGCCTGGTTTCGGCGGCAGCATCTCATCTTCCGCATAGCCAGGTTGACGCTGCATCGAACGAACGATAGCGTCCATGATCTCGTCGTCGTAGTTGCTCGGTGGTCCTGCCATCACTTGTGCCTCGGTAATGTGCCACTACGCGCACGTTCAATCTCATGCCACGCCAACCACGGTGGTGGCGCATCGGGATGCCCCATGAACTTGGCCAGTCGTGGCCTGTCAGTCATCGCATACTTCCACATGTCCATGGCGTGGTCATTGCGACCAACCGGCTTGTCAGTCAGCTCGTCACCGCCATCACGCTGGAAGTAATACTCAGTGACCTCATCAAGGAACCAGCCGCACTTGTCACTGACGAAGAAGTGTGGCGACGGCCTGTGCCCTGTGATCGGGTGCTCGTGCATCCCCATGACAGCCAGATACTGCCAGTTCTTCTCCACGCCACTGTCGATGTCACGGTTGCCACGCTGCATGTTCACGCCCTCATTGCGGAACATGTCACTGACTGTCACGCCCACGTTGGTGCTGCTGCCTGTCTTGCGCCTGAAGATGTCAGGGTCAGCGAACACTGGCCGTGTCACGTCAGTCATCACGCCATGATTGATGCGAATTTGCTTGATCTCCCGCGCGGCATGTGCGACCGTCATCTCGGCCACACGGAAGCCATCAATCAGGAACACGTTGTTGTCGTCATCAACGAAGAACAACCCATAGCACGAGTGACGAGACAAGCCATGGTCGTAGCCCTCGATATAGCCCGGCTCGAAGCCCATCATGCGCATCTGGTGGAGGTAGTTGGTCATGTCTTCATGTCGCATGACATGCTGCGTTTCGTCGAACGATGGATACACGAGGCCAGACAGTGCGCCCCACTTGCCGAAGACGAACCGATCGCGCATCGCGCCCGTATACGTCGCAAGCATCGTGCGG